TCAAAAACTTACTTAGATTCAGATATCGCTAGTAGTTTTATCCGGGCAGAATTAAAAAGAAGATCAGGGTCAATATTTGACTCCTCTGATTTTAATGACGCAGGGATAGTAAGGGGATATTTAATCGTATGGTATATTAAGGGGTAATTATGGCAGAAAATAAAAAAATAAGTGAATTTTCACAAGCTTTAGTTGCAAAGGGAAATTATAAAATACCCGTTGTTGATGGGACTTCAAACAAATATATTAACTCAAATGATCTTATCATTGGGATAACATCAAAAACATCTGATTATTCATTAACTTCAAATGATTTTGGAATATTTATTTCAAATCCAAATACGGCTAGTCAAAAAGGAACGCTTAATTGTGAATTGCCATTACTATCTTCAATATCAACCGTTTCTAAATACAGGATTGTACATGGGAGTAATGAGGGACTTATAAAAATACGAGTCAATGATTCAGGTTCTGACAAAATAATGTATAAAAATAATCAATTAAGTTACATATTATTATATAGTCCTGGTGATTCGTTTGAATTATACAGTGATGGCTCTGCATGGTATCTCAATGGAAATACAATAATGCAATCAGGATACATAAACAGAGACAATTGGACTAATGTTAATCCTGGAAACGGAGTTACATATAGTAACAAATCAGCATCTGTTGATTGGACAGGGATGACTTTTTCAGATGGACTAAACACAGCAACTATAGCTTATGATTCTGGCGGAACTAGTTCATCTGGAGAGTTATATTTTTATAATATTCATGGTGGAACAGGAGTTTTTACAGACGGAGCAATATTAACAGCTGCAAATTCAGATACAGCAGAGGTTAATGAAGGATCAGGAACATCAAAAAACGTTAACTACAATTTATATCATGGATTCGGAGTTAGTAAAACAATAATAATAGACAATTTTTATATTTCTACTGACGCATCGGAATCAGGAATTATTGAAATGAAAAACACTAACTCGTCAGTTACAACATCTGGTTATAATCTATTTGGAATAGATAATGATAGTTTTCAATATAAAATATCTGCAAATGGAATTCTTTATTTTGATAGCTCTTCTTCCGCAATTTTTATTAATAACGAAGATTGGTATTATAATGTAACGATTAAATTTTAAATGAGAAAAATAATGACATATATAAAAATTGATGATAAGGAATGGATATGGAAAAATTAACAGATAGTCAAAAAATAGAAATAATGTTCAATGAATTTCGCGAATATAAAAAAGATTGGAAAGAATATAAAAAAGAAGATAGAGAGCATAGATCAAAGATAGATATAATAGTGACACGCCATGATGAGCAGATAAAAAACCAGGATGAAAAATTAAAAGGAATATGGAAAATTCCTGCAGCGATAAGCGGAATAATAGGCACTTTAATTGGAGTAATAAGTTTTATTTTAAATTTACCTGTAAAATAATACGACAATGTCGTATAAAATAACTCCTAAAAAATAAAACAGGTCATATAGTTTATGACCTGTTTTTTAGTGCTGTATAAATTCCCTTTCTAATTTATAATTTTATACCAGTTATATCAAAAAATACATCTTTTTCCATAAATGGTATTTTTTTTATTTTAAGTTTTTCATTTGCTTTTAAATTATTCCAAAATATTTTCCAACATGATTTATAAGAAAAATATTTAAATGATCCACTTTTAATGCTTTTCGATCTAAATTTTACTAATTTAAATTTTCTTTTTATTATTTCGTATCCTTCACTTTTAATAATTTTTTCGAACTCATCAAAAGACAATAATTTATCAAAACAGTATATTTTTTCTGGATTAAAATAATTAAAAACACCTGAATTGTAATCGCCTGAATTGTAACTACCTGAATTGTGATCGCCTGAATTGTAATAACCTGAATTGTAACTACCTGAATTGTGATCGCCTGAATTGTAATAACCTGAATTGTAACGACCTGAATTGTGATCGCCTGAATTGTGATGATCTGAATTGTGATGACCTGAATTGTAATAGCCTGAATTGTAACTACCTGAATTGTGATCGCCTGAATTGTGATGACCTGAATTGTAATGAGCTGAATTGTGATCGCCTGAATTGTAACTACCTGAATTGTAATCGCCTGAATTGTAATAACCTGAATTGTAACGACCTGAATTGCAATGACCTGAATTGTGATGACCTAAATTGTAATCGCCTGAATTTTTAAATCCAGTGTTTTCTATTCCTGTATTACACAGCGACAAAACTTCACTCCATGTTAATTCTTTAATTATTTTAATTTGATCAGTTACAATTTTAGAATCATTATCATTTAAAAGTCTTTTCCCGATAATTTCAACTTCTGCAACTTTGTTTTCAGGATCAAAATTATAATAAGAAAAACAATCAGACAACTTTAAACATGCATGAAACCCAGATTTACAAAGCATTATATCACCATCATGTTTATATTCTTTGCCAACTTCATATTGGAATCCCCTGCATTTCCATTCATAATCAAAAACCTTATAAGCTTTCATTTATTTTACTCCTTTCAAAAAAATAACCAAGACTTATTAAGCAAAAAATCATGACTCCCCAAGTTCAATGATTTGTTAATAAGCCTTGTTAATAATTTTAATTTAATTTCTTTCTTTCCACTTGTTTCCATAAGTCCCGTTCATAAACGGGTTAATGTTTATCCATTTTCCATTTTCATATTTCCATAACTCGAAATGCAAATGGCTACCAAATGACCATTGACCAGTATTCCCTATACTAGCTATTATATCTTTTTGAGATACAAACTGTCCTTTTTTAACGTATATATTTGTAACGTGTCTATATCTCGCAAAATAATATTCTTTTCCGTTTTCATTTTTTATTTCAAATTTTAATTCAATTGTGTTCCCACCGTATTTATCATAATAGCTTTTCCATATAATCCCATCATGGATGGCATAAACCTGCGATTTTTCTTTATTATTTATGTCTGTCCCTGTATGAATTCCTTCCAGAGGATGCCACATTCCAAATTCATAGTTTTTATGTGTTACATATCCTTTATCAGGTTCAATTGGATATACAAGCTCTGGTGAAATAAGTTTATAATTATTTATTCCGTGATCTTTGATCAAATAATTATCAATATATGCTGACAACAAATCTACAGGCATTTCTTTTAATTTTTTATTAAAATCTTCTTTGTCCATAGAATCAACGGCAGTGTCAAATTTTTGTTGATAATCATACCCGGGATACATCGATTTCAAAAATCTATGCATCCAAGTAACACGCCTTTGAATAAGATTTATTTTTAACTTTTGATCAATTTCAAAGCTTGTTATATCTCTTAATAGCTTTTCGTTTTCTGCTTTAAATTCTTTGTTTTCTTTTTCAAGCTTTAATATGTTTGGAACTAAACATATATTAGTGATAATTAACTGAAGAGTTAATCCTGAAATTATAATATAAAGCATTAACATGTGTTTTTTTGTTTCTGTTTTCATTATTTTTCCTTTATTCCAAGTTGTGATAAAAATCTTTTTGCTTTTTTATATTATTTTCTACTTCAAATTTTTCTTTCTTAATCTTTTGGCTCTATTTCTTTTAGTTTTTTCTGAAATACGTAATTTTCCTAGCTTACTTCTGTTATCGTGTAAGCTAACTCGCATTGTTTTTTTTTGTTTTTCTGTCATATCACCTTTACAAAATGACACTAAATCAGAATAAAATTCTTTATTTTCTTTAAAAGACTCAAATAGTTTTCCTGTATCAATATTCATTTCAATTCCTTAATTAAATAACAGCCTCTAATTAAAGAGGCCGTGTTGTTGTAGTCTGCTTAAAACCGTTTATTATTTTAACCTGATACACAGGCTATTAACTCCTCAATCACTCTGCATTACACGCGGGCTTGTGACCGCCGCTGGCTGCATTACTCACCCAGATAGTCCGGGGCCCGAAAGTCCTAGGCAACCTGGGAGGGTTTATTATGCATCTATATATTCTTTCGCTTCTTTTAATGTCATTTCGTTTCTATCATATCTAAAATTAGCCCAGTTTGAAGAATTAGAATCAAAAGGATATTGATTACCTATTGTTGTTTCAACTTCCCATTTTCCTCTTTTGATTCTTCTGAAGTTACCGATATTATGACTTGATCTACCAGACATTACGTCTCTTACTATTCTTATAAGTTCTTTTTTTGTTACTATACTCATATTAAGCCTCCCAAGCTTTTGATGTTAAGGTATTAACTACCTTACATTAATAATTATAGTGCATTTTCAAAAAAAAAACAATATTTTTTTTATTTTTTTTTATTTTTTTTAATTATTCACTAAAATGTTCAGAAAACAAACCGTTTGTAATATCGTCAACTTTTTCCTGGATCAACTCATAATCATGGCTTATTTTCATTTGGATTAAATTTGCAAACTGTTTGTTAACTTCAGACTGAAGAGAAAGTAAATCATGAACGTTTTTTTGATCATCCAGATACATAATCATGTTTTTTAACTCTTCAATTTCTTTGTTATAATCGTAATTAAAATCACTCATTGATAGCTCCTTTATTAAACTAAACCCATAATTTAATATTTTTATTTTCATTTTTTCTTTAGCATCAGCAGCATCAGCATCAGCAGCAGCAGCATCAGCAGCATTAGCAGCAGCAGCAGCAGCATCAGCATCAGCAGCATTAGCAGCAGCATCAGCAGCATAAGCAGCATAAGCATCATCAGCATCAGCAGCAGCATCAGCAGCAGCATAAGCATCAGCAGCAGCAGCAGCAGCATAAATTTTATTTTTCTTTGTTTGTTTTTGTATATATTTTTTTGCTGCCTCAATAGCATTTCTTGGTCTGTTATCGGTTGGATATTTTTTTTCATATAACTCAACTACGTGTTCTGCAGCAAATACAGCATACATAACTTTTTGTTTTTTATTAAGATATTTTGATATTCCCCAGTTTACATCATCGTATCTTTTATTTTCCATTGCAATTTTAAACAATTTTAACGGGTCTGTTATTTTTGTTTTTTCATAGAATTTAATTCCTGAATAACAGGCGTTATTGTCTTTTAACCATTTTAAAGTTATTTGTTTCATAAAAGCTCCTTAAATAAAAATTTCTATATAAATATTTAAATCGTTTCCGTCTCTTTCAAAGTAAATATTTCTTTCAATCTCTATTGGATCAAAATAGAAATAAGTATTGATTTTTTCATCAAAATATAGCCCGTAATTATCATTGATAATTTCCCTGATATCTGATTCATTAAAAACCATTAAACTAGCGATAAATAAGAATGTATATTTCTGACCTGATATTTGACCGGATAAATAACTTTCTGTGTTTTCTACACTCGGCCAATCTTTATCAATAACCATTTCGATGTTATCTAAATAAGATTCTATTTCTTGATATATTATATCTTCAATATTTGAACTACTCATCTTTTTGTCACCTGCAATACAGCTTTATTATTTTCGAATTCATCTATAACTTCATCAAATGAAGTCTTGTTTAATTTATTTGAATAGCCATCACTTGATTTGTATTCTATGATCATTCCGCTTTCATCCCTGATATATTCTTCTGTGAAATCACCAGTAATTCTTTTTACTATACGATCATTATCGAATACCTCAGTACATGTAACGTCGTTATTGTCATCATAATAGTTAGTTGTTGTCATTTCAAAACTCCTCAATCACTCTGCATTACACGCGGGCTTGTGACAGCCGTTGGCTGCATTACTCACCCAGATAGCCCGGGGCCCGAAGGTACTAGCAACATGGGATGGTTTTATTTGTTTTTTAAATTATAATTATAATATAAAGCATCTTTCCATTCGCGAATTGTCTGGAATTCTTCTCTTAATTCATATGCTTTTTCAACAAGTAACATAAAAGATTTATCATTATTACTTACTGCTTTTGAATGTCTAATCCAATCGATTACTTCATTTGTTAATTTTCTTGTTATTTTTGTCATATTAAGCCTCCCAAGCTTTTGATGTTAAGGTATTAACTACCTTACATTAATAATTATAGTGCATGTTTCAAAAAAAACAATATTTTTCTTTAAATTTTTTATTTTTTTTTTTAGAAATCATATCTCATTGGGATATCAACTGGACAATCAGGCCATAGATCACGGTAGTGAAAAGAAAGTTTTTTAGTTAGATCATTGCATTTTTTTTCATAAATATCTCTATTAAAATTACCGTTTAAATACATACATGAAATTGTCAATGCATCTTTTTTTAATTTATTTTCTCTTTCAATCTCTTTTCTAATTAAGTTTGATCTATGCATCTGGATGAAATCGTCTGTTATGAATGATTTATCTTCTACCATATGCGGTTTATCAGAAAAATATCCACAATCTTTTAATCCTTTAAAAAGAATATTATAATTTCTTTCTGAAGTATCACAATAATATTTTCTGTTAAATTTCCATTCTTGAATATGAATTAAAATATATCCATATAATGTTAAATTTAAACCTTTCCATAGCTTGCTAACAGGATGATTTTTGATTGACTTTGAACGTTTTCCAGCAATAGGATTTATAAGTTTATCCTCAACGCCTAAATTGCATGCTAATACATGGATGGCTTCAAATATTTGAGATTGCAAATTTTGTCTTGTTAAATTACTTGCCGACTTGTAAAAATCTTTATCAGTTACAATTATTTGCATCATAGCTCCTTAATTATAATATAAAGCCTAACTGATACACAGAAAGACTTTATATATATTTTAATGAAATTACTTACTAAGTATAATAAATAAAACCTTATTTGTCAATAGATAAATAAAATTGGCCCCGATACACGAGGCCAGCTCAAGGAGACAATAGAATTAAAACAGTTACTATGGTAAGATTCGATTCTTACATTGTTTGTACTTCACATTTTTATTGTTGATGTGCCATTATCGGCTTTTCATTTAAGTAAGGCAACGCCTGCCTAGACCAATAAAAGCGTCTCTATTCCGCCACATAGCAACTATATAAATTATAATAAATAAAATTAAAAAGTCAATAGTTATTTAATATTTTTGTTATTTTTTTTGTTTCAACATCTATTTGCTTGTTAATTAAGTGTACAAGCGTATTACATTTACCTGGATTATTCCCGACGTTAAAAGAATCATTACAGTTAAAAGAAAAACATGTCCATACCTTATTATAAGTATGATCAATTACTTTTTTCCCATATATTTTTATATTAGTTTTTGTTTGCGCTATTCTATGTGCTACATTCCCATTGTTCCAGCAGTATTTACCGCAGCACTGGCAAATACCATTATCTCGGGACCTGATATATTCTTTTATTTCTTTGTTTTTTTCTGTCAAAATACCACCTTTTATTTAATTTTTTTTCCCCATTGAATTGCCATTGCTTCCGCAATACCGTGATATGTTTTTGATCTTAATTTTGATCTGTCTTTTCCTGGAGGCATTTTCCAAATACGCTGATCTCTTCCAGATACTATTTTTGTTTGGTGTAATAATGGCAATCCGTTGAGCCACAAGCACGTAGCTTTTGTTTCTCCATGCCCAAACTGCCAAGGTTGGATTATTTGATCTGGTTTTCTATAATTATTAGACATTATACCTATTGGATTTTCTATAGCCCATTGACACGTAAGGTTTGTAAATTTGAGAAAAAAATCAATTGATTTTTGTTGCCTTCCGTCTGCTCTTTTTTCCCTAAACCATCTAGCTCCTGAAACTGCTAGATCAGTACACGGAGGAAAGGCAATAACCATATCCCATTTTTCTTTTAATAATTTAATCACATCTTGTTGGATATGCCATTCTGGACGCCCTCCACTACATGGTAATATGTCGCATGAATAGGCCTCTATTCCAAGTTTTCTCATTTCAATTGTTACTGCTTGAGATTCTTCACAAGCAACTAAAATTTTTTTCATTATTTGCCACCTTAAAATATACTTAAATCATATTTGTATCTAGTTCTTTTTAGTTCCTGTGGAATAATAACGCCGATCTTTTTTGCATCTTCAACCGGCAGCGATTTTCTGTTTGAACTAGCTTTATATTCAAGATAATTTTCAATATGGATATATACTGTCAACTCAAGTTCTCGATAATTAATTATAATCCCTGATATTACATCTTTTTTGTACACCTGTTTCATTAACCCTTTTTCCTGATGTGGCCTAATCCTGTGAAATGAAAGGCTCTTCCCAAGCGTAGATTTCAATTCTAAACAATAGAGTTTGATTCCGTTATAAAAGATGAAGTCAAATGGATTGTATAGCGTGAACCTTTCGTTTGTTTCATTATACCCCTGATTATCATTTATACGAAATATGAAAAACTCATCTGGAACACTATTTTTGAAATCATCTTCGAACTTTTTACCTTCAGTCATTTTTCCTCCATGATTTATAATATCTCCATGTTTTTCCACATAGAATACACCTGAAATTTTCATAATTTCTTTTGTGTTTATTAACATAATATTCAGGAGTAGGAATAATAATATGATTAAACAATCTGCATAAAAAGTTAATAATACGTTTCATTTTAAATCCTTAAGCATTTTTTTTATGTCCGGCCGTTGCCTTAACTCTGATAATTTTTTCTCCCATTCAGGCAAAAATATACCAAGTTTTTTCAGGTCTGTACCATACAGAAGATCAACGATCCATTTGTCTTCATCTTTTATAATAGCCGCGCTCCTGTTTCATTGTATAATTAGTATTTATATCTATCTTTGAGACATTACAAACAAGACACCTATACCATTTATTTTTGATGTTAACAATCATGTATGTTCCTTTTGAGTTAGTATATACCGGACAAACATCAAAGTCAATACATATTTTTGAAATCATTTTTATTTTAGAATTACCAGCGTTAAAATCTGGCTTCTTTGTAACCGACATTTTAATAAAATTACTGCTGTCTTTTTTATTTATTAACCTCATTATTTTACCTCTATTTCACTCATAAATCCAGTATTTTTTTCAAAATTAGAGAAATAATTACCAGGGTTACCATTCCTTCTTTTCACAATCGAATGCTTTATCCGGCTGGTATATTTCCCAGGTATTTCAACATTATTCAAAAACATTATTGTATCTGCATCCTGTTCAATATCCCCAGAGTCTTTCAAATCTGACAATCTTGGATCAGGATTAGCCCGATTTTCTATTTCTCTATTCAATTGCGCAAGGGCTATTACAGGAGTAAGATTAGTTGCAGATACAGACTTTAACGTTCTGCTTATATACCCTACCTGTTCATTACGTTTTTGACCATGCCTGCATCTTACAAGCTGAAGATAGTCTACAAAAAACATTTGAATACCATATTTTTTGATCATATTTTTCATGTCTAATTTCATGGCATCAATATCACCTATGCCGTCTGTCATGTCTTTTACAATGACTAATCTTTTTTCGAAAAAATATTTTGCATCTTCGATTCTTTTTTTCTCATTTTCATTAAGAAGTCCCATAGAATACATTTCATAATTAACCTGAGCTATAAGACATACAAGTTGCTTAACGTATTTTTTTTTTGGCACTTCCAATTCATATATACAAACAGGTATCTTTTTTATTCCTGATTTTATGTTCCAGTTTCTCATGAGCGTAGTTTTCCCGACCCCCGGGCGCGCAGCAATAACAATTAACTCTTCTTTTCCGAATCCATTTTGAAAGAAAGGAATGCCAATATCTATATACTCGTCTTTATCTTCAAATGATTTTTCTCTGATAATATCAATAGCATTGCATTTTTTTGACTTAACATTTTTGATCAAAACGTTTTTTTCAACATTGTTTTGAAGCTCTTCTAATGTTATTTCGTTTCTCTTGTATCTGTCAAATTGAATTTTTGTATTTTCTTGAGAATAATAAGATATATATTTTTGCAAATACATATCAAAGCTGTTATATTCGTATTCAATTTCGTTAATAATTTTCATTACAAAAGAATAATCAAGTTTGTTTTTTTGGAAAATATCTGATATCATATATACATCTGAAATATCATTATCATGTACCTCAATTAACGAATCGTAGTATTTTTGATACTTAAAGAAAATATTACCAAACTCGTTTAGCTTAAGAAAACATTCATTGCTTATTAGGCAGCATCCAAATATAATATTTTCAATGTCTTTCATTCTGATTCCAACAATTCTGGATTCTCATAAATATTTTTTGAAAAGTCCATTTTGTCATAATAATAACTTTCCATTGTTTCAAATTCAATTAAAGACCATGAACCATCATCATTTCTATCATAAACATTATAACCAAACGAACCATTTTTAAACGTTATTAAATATAAAGTATTTTCATCAATACTATAATCACCTTCATAAATTTCTTTACCATTTTTATCCTTTAATCCTGAGTATTGATTTAATTCATATCCTTCATCATCATAATACTCTAAATCATCATTTGATTCCAGCCAGTCATCACAATTATAAACCAACTTACCATTAGTTACATCCATCAAATTAAATACTTTTTCATCATAAGGCATAAATATTTTAATATTTGGAAACCAAATTCTAAATTTAATCTCTCTTCTCATAATCCATATTCCTTTCAATCTGCTCTTTTGTTATTTGCATATTATCACAAAAATACTGAATACAATCATCATAGAATTTTTTGAAATCGTCCTGATCCATTTCATCAAATGAAATACTAGAAACATCTTCAATCACCGTCCCGTTTGGTAATATTTTTTGTTCTAATGGAAGAAAGGCAAATTTCATAACATACACCAAAACATAAGACTCATTTTTGAATCTTTCAATAAGTTTGTCAATAACATTTTTTTCAACTGGAATAATATCAAGTATTCCATTATCAACCATCATATTGCATATTGCAAAAAACTTTCTATGATGCATTAGATTTCTTGATTTTGTGATAGTAGCTCGAAACGGAGACCCAAGCTTATTGAATTGCTCAACATCACTTGAAACCATAGGGACCGCTACGTTTACGGCCCCTTGCTCCACAGCTTCTTTAATTGTCATTTTCAAAAAAACTATTTTTTTTGGCATATATAATCCTAAAACGGGATATCATCGCTTAACGGCTTGTTATCCATTTGTTGTCCGGAAAACTGATTGTTAATATTACTAGTATTCTGCTGAGGAATACTATTTTGTGGTTGTTGGTAATTTCCTGGTTGTTGCGTGTTTTGTGGATATTGTGTGTTTTGTTGCTGTCCGTTTTGTTTCGATCCTAAAAACTGAACATTAAAAGCGTTAATTTCAACTTTTGATTTCACTTGTCCAGTAGACTGATCCTGCCATCTGTTTTGTCTCAAACTACCAGTAACAACAATTTTGCTACCTTTTTTTAAATATTTTTCACAATTAACAGCCTGAACTCCCCATACATTTACATCAAAATAATTAACGTATTCTGTTTTATTAGAAATTGAATTATTTGCTATAGAGAATTTTGTTACAGGCTTCCCGGTTGAAGTGTACTTAATTTCAGCGTCTTTTGTTAACCTTCCAATAAGTACAACATTATTTAAATCATTAGACATTATTTCCTCCGTTTATTTTTTGATTTTTAATTGAATTTAAAATCTCGTCAGCACTAGCAAAACTAGAATCAATTCCTATTCCCATTGACCCTAATGCCCTGCCAATAGCAGAAGTTTCACAATTTTCTATATGGCTTGTTTTATTAATAAAACTATCGCCGCTTTTTTCCATTGCGTGTCCAGTTGCTCTTATTTTATTGTTTTCATCAAAAATACACGCTTTAAAAATTACGCCTTCTTTATGAATTTGTTCTATAGATGTAATAATAGACCAATTAGGAAACTTTGATCTAAAATGCTTTATTCTTTCATTTACAGTGATATAAGATTTACCTTTAATATCTATTGTTTCCAATTTTTTACTCCTCATTAAAAAATTCTACAGTTACTTTTTCACCTTGAGGAAGAAGTTTGACTAAAGTTTCGCTTCCATCACTCCAATAAGAACCATCAGTTAAATCAAAATAAAATTTATTATATATCTTAAATACATAATGTCCATTATAATCATCATTATCTATAACTTTTGCTACCGCATTTTTAGGCATATTAGACATTTTTATAATATCTTTATCTTCTGTTTTGTCTATAATTCTAAACATTATTTTACTCCTTTTATTGTTTTAATATATTATAAGTAATTTTATATTTTTTAAGATTTATTTTTTACCTCTCTTTTTTTATAAAAACATGTAACTTTCTTTTTTTCTTTATCATCATCTACAAAATAAAAACACTTATGACAATATATATTTCCTACTTTTAAATGCTCCTCTTCTTTATTTGGACAAGAAGTTATACACCATCCTTTATACCATTCATAGTTTATTTCCATTATTTAATCCTTTATTTTCTATTTTTTGCACGATTATTATTTAATCGTCTTTTTTTAACCGTGTAATAATAAGATAACACTAATAAAAAAGCTTGTAACTTATTTTGATCTGTGACAATTCTATATTCAAGCTCTGATTCACGGGAAATTCTTAAAATTGCACAATCATCATATTTGATTATATCATATTCAAAGCTTTTTGTCCAGTGCGCATTATCCTGGTTGAACTCAACTTTGTATTTCCCTGACATTGATTCCCTTGCATGCTTATAGAAGTTAACTTGCATTATATAAGTATCGTATATATCCCCAGATGTTTTTAGGTCAACTATAATTTTTCTATCTGAATAATCAATATAAGAAAAATCAAAAGTTCCAGCGCAGCAGTCTTTTTCATGAACTACAGGTTTTTCACTTTCAAGAAACTTCTTAACATTTTCTTTTTGCCAATTGAAAAATTTCATGAACATTGATTTTATCTGACTATCATAATCTTTCAGAAAATGTTTTATGTTTTCGGGCCTTTCTTCTATCTTTATTTTAACAAAACACTCAATTAAGTTATGAAGCTCAGACCCTATAGAAGCTGATTTATCTCTGCTGATTTTATATCCATCTTCTTTCCCAGTTTTTAAGGCCTCTCTTCCAATCCAGGTATAGAAATTTTCACCCTTTGCAAGCTCGCCAAGTATTATAGTTGGAGAAGGATATTTAATTTCATTTATCACGTATCTACTCATTTTTTTGAATCCCTGTACAATTTTTGCCAGCTAGAAATCAAACATCCAACTAATACAAGTATGTTTATAATCGGAATAAATGACAAAATTAAAAAAGTTATAACCATTGGGAAAAAATATTTTTTTATTATTTTTCTTATTAATAAATTTAATATTAAAATAATAAAAATAGAAACACAACCGATTAAATAAACTAATAATAAATTCATCATTTAAAATACCTCCCTGTAAGAAAAAACAATATCTTATCCAAAAAATTGAAATAATCTGATTTTTCAACCCATGAATTTAAATGTACATTTTTCCTTTTTTCTTTAAGCAATTTAAAATTACTCATATTGTCTTTTTTTACAGGAATACAAGTAAAGCATGTAACCTGTCTGTTTTTGTATGAATGTATACAATTTGAACATGTTTGTATATTTTTCATATAAGCTCCTTTGTTTAATTATTTAAAATACTCCATTCTTTTCTAATTCTATTGCTTTTTTAATTGCCCTTTGCATGGCATACAAATCATTTAATTTTTTATATTTTCCAGGGTAATCTTTGTTTTTATATTTATATTCAATATAATTAGAAAACTGTTTTATTTCTCCTGTTTCTTTTATATGAATGTTTATTATAATGTATATATCATAATTATACATTTCCATCCAAAATTTTTCTGATTCATATATTATCATATTTATTCCTTTTCAATAGAATTAAGAAAATCCAAAAAATCATATAAAATATAATATTAGTAATCACCGCTTGCGCCAAACCCTTTCGATCCTCTATCTGATTTTGATAATTCCTGGACCTGAATAAAATCTATATCTTCGATCCGGACAGGTCTAATTTGTGCGATCTTTTCACCTTTGTTGATATTGATAGAACTACCAGTCATATTATGGATTATTACCCCAATTTCCCCTCTATATCCATTATCAACTTCACCACCTCCGAGTATTATCCCTTTTAATGATTTTCCTGATCTTGGCCTTATCAACATGCCCCAGCCTTTTTCAGGTTCAATATGTATTCCTGTACCTACAACACACGTAGAAAGGTTGTTAACATGATAATCGTTATTTGAAAATACATCATAACAATTATCAGATTTATTGTTTTTTTTAGGCATTAAAGCGCTTTTTTCAAGAAAAATTTTACAAATCAATTTTTACCTCCATTTTATAATATTAATAAATTATATTCAAAAAAATGTTTTTCCTCTTCGAACCAAAATATTTCTTCTTACTTTTTCTTCTAATTCTTTAGTTCGCGGATTATAATATATATAATGTGATTTCTGAGTATCTCCATTATACACTTTACCACTGCTGTTTAATCTGCCAGAAATACATTTTAATTCAAAAAAAAGTTTTTTGATCACAATATATTCCTATTATTTTTCATAAATTTTAAAAAATCATTATAACATTTTTTACACAAACAACCGTTTGTGTTTGCGGGGTATATAATCCAAACTCTTTCTTTATCATCATTTTTAGTTTCTTTTCCACATCTATCACAATAATAGATTATTTTTCTCATAATTATTATCCTTTGTTTAAAAATTATCAGTTATAAAAACAACATCATTGTTATATTTTGTTTTGTTTTTATAACTAAAAATTTTTTCATATTTGTATTTTTTATCATTTTTTATTATTTTTTTTTTTGATATTTACAAAAAATTCAATTTGATTCAAATCTGCCAAAATAATAACAATTCAAACAGTTTTGACTTCCAACATAAACAGTTGCTGGTAATACTTTTGATACCTTAACTCCGTTAGGACATTTTACACCAAAATTACCATTATCATCATGCATACTTAATATCATTTAAAACTCCTAATATCTATTTTGACTATTTCTGGTAACTGTAGGTGTTGAACACTTCCAAACACTTATTACGTTATTCCAGGTTACAATACCACCGCATTCATTACATTTCCAATTATAATAATGTTCTTTAATTTCTTTTGTTATTTTAACATCATTTCCACATTTACATTTTACTGTCATTGTTTTAACTCCCATTTACATTTTTCTGAAACACAATCATCTTCCATCATCTATAATACTCATTCAGGTAAATCTTCATCATCTAACATACCTGTTTTGATATATTTATCTTCGTCAAAATAATCAAAGAAAACTACATCTTGATCATTTCCATCCAAAATCATGTTTTCCCAGATTTCACCTGTTATAATTAGCACGTTCATTTTTTATTTCTTAAAATAACATGTTCTAAATCATTTTGATATAAAAAATAATTATAATCAATACTTTTATAATTTAATTTAACAACAAGATTTATATCAAAGTCTAAATTACAATCATCCCATGTACCATTTGAATACATAATTTCATCAAAATTTACTTTTGTTTTATCTTTTTTATTATATTCAAAAATATCTAATGTTTTCATTGTTTCATAAGTAATGTATTCTGGTTCTTTTATTTCGCGCCATTGTTCCCACCGCTCTACATCATAATATTCAAAATTTAAATATTTTTCTTCATAATAAATGTCTACACATAAAACTGGATTACATTCTAAATCAACAGCAATTCTTTTTTCCCATTTTTTATAATTATTATTTTTAACCTCAACCAAATGTGCTTTTCTTTGTTTTTTCATAATATTATCCTTCAAAAAGACTGTTCCAGGACTTGAACCTGGCTACACACAAGTATTACTTGTAGCAATTTCCAATACCGTCTAATAAAATATTAAGTATACTTGAGTATATAATATTATTTTCAAAAAATCAATACTTTTTTTTTATTTTAATATTGTTTTTTTTTGAAAATGCACTATAATTATTAATGTAAGGTATTTAATGCCTTAACAAAAACTTGGGAGATATAATATGAAATTTTATAAGATTGAAGGACATTATACTACATATGTATCAACTGACGATACAAGACAAGCGACCGTTGAAGATGCAATTGATGCTGATTGGTCATTGGACGATATTTACGGATCATCATTGAGTGAATACCTTGACGAAAATGGCGATTTGCTGGAATCCGAATATGATGAATATCTTGGAGATTATATTATTGTTTCATATTGTGATGGTAATAATTTTCAACATGATTTTTATGACAGATGTGAACTTGAAATAGTAGAAGGTGAAGTAATTTCATTATCACATCCTTCACCAGCATATTATTTCAATTATGAAATAGCATTAGAAAATGGTGAAAAAATAAAAGTAACCCAATCAAACATGTCTGGATCATTATCACCTTATTATAGAGAAGATACAGAAGAATAATAACCCTCCCAGGTTGCCTATGACTTTCGAGTCCTAGGCTACCTGGGTGAGTAATGCAGCCAACGGAGTGTCGCAAGCCCTCGTATAATGCAGAGCGTAATTTAACTTGGGAGTAAAAATATGACTAGATATTTTAATAACTATAAAGAAGCGTTAGAGTTTGCTCATGAAATTATTAAACGAAAATAAACAACCCTGATGAGTCTTTGAAAATTACGACGAAACGCCTTCGGGCGTCGGTTATAATTACAATAAGGAGCTTATATGTCAAATATTAAAAAGATTATTAAAGATATTGATGCTTATGCAACAATTGAAAGAAATAACAATGATGTCTTAGTTATTTCAAATAAAGGCGCTGATATTGTTAAATCTCTTGTTGAAAAACACGAAGATGTTTACATGTCATCATCTAATTGTGTTATGATAGTTAATGGCGCAAAAAGATTTTTACTGAAATAAGTGGTTAATATGCAAATTACTAATATTAATGACATAAAACAAATTGTTTTTAATAAAAAAAATGACAATAACACCATTAAAATGTGTATTCCTTTTTATTTAGAAATAATTATAACAAATAAAATGCTTGATAAATATGAAAATAAAAAAGACAAAGAGATATTATTTGAAGGAAATTATATAAAGTTATTATCAAAAAGATATCTTAATTTTTTATTATATTTTAAAAAAAAATCTTAATTTTTTAAAAAGCTTGTGAGGCTTAATATGAGTGTAGAAGAAAGAAAAAAAAGATTTCATGAACTTATGAAGGACCAGGCTAGACAAATGATCATAGACCTGGAAAAAGACTCAAAACTTCCCGGATACAAACTTTCAAATGAAGATTATTTTTTAGAATGGATTGCTAAAAACGCTAAAAAATTCACTGAAATCTGGGAACATGAACACAAATAAAAGGAATTGTTATGAGTAATATAAATAATTATGAGCATATAGGGTTTGTAGAAAAAGAATATTTGAAAAAATATCCATTTTTAGAATTCACAAAAAAAGGACATATTATCTATTTGTTTGGAACACCATGTTATAATGCTTCAAAACATAATATGACAAGAGATATTATTTCCGGGGCAATAGAAAAAATAATGAAAGTTTACTGTTATAAAACCCCAAAAATTATTGACAAATAATTATGTTTATAATAAATAAAACATGTAGTTTTTTTGTAAATATTATTTATATTTTATATAACATGTATTATAATAATAAAAAAAATACACTAAGGATTAATTATGATTACTAGAGTAATAATGAAGCGTGAATTATTTGATTGTGAGATATCCCAACAATCTGATAATTCTTTTTTTTCAGCGACAGACCTTGTTAGAGCTGGAAATAAATGGAGAGTTATTAACGGATTAAATCAATTTAATATGTCTGAGTGGTTAAGGCAAAAAGGAACAAAAGAATTTGTAAAATCATTATCAGATGAATATGGAGAGGTTATTAAATCAGGCAAAGGAAGAGGTAAGCACACATGGGTACACCCATATTTATTTATCGATATGGCGCTTTCAATAAATCCAAATTTAAAATTAACTGTTTATGAATGGATATATGATAATCTAATTAAATATAGAAATCATTCAGGAGACAGTTATAAAAAAATGACAGGAGCTTTATATATTTCATTATCAAACAAATCAAATTTTCAAAAAGATATAATTGATATTGCAAACAAAATAAAATTAGAATGCAATGTAACAGACTGGCAAACAGCAAATGAAAATCAATTAAAATTAAGAGACAAAATACATGAATACATTTCTTTGTTATCTGATATAATAAGAGAGAAAAATAATTTAATTGAAGTTGCTATTAAAAAAGCAAAAAATGAAATAATGGGGGAAGCTGAACATAAATAATTTGACAAATAATTATTTTTTTATTATACTTTTTATAATTGCTATGTGTCAGCACCAATGCGCAAGGGTTTAGCTTAAGAATTATAACAAATGTTATATCATAGCAATTATTTTTGTTTGATACGCACTTAAACAAATACTATTGAGAGCCTTTGCTGACGGGGTGCGTCACTCTAGCGAGTGCCCGTCAGTAAGGGCTTTTTTATTTTGAAAGGATTTTATTATGTACGAAAAAAATTTAATTGACTGGTGGAATGAAAATGGTTTTGGCGGATATCGAGTTGAAACTGTAAACGATGTAAAATTATGTTTATCGTTTTCATCATTTAAAACTATATCAGAAATGATCAAATATCATCAAAAAGAAACAGAATTAAAAGTTGATTATTATAAAGAGATAAAAGATTATGGATTAGAATCACCTGAAAAAATTGATATTTTCTTAGAAAATTATGATATCAAAAGGAGCTTATATGAAAGTACATGAAATGAACGGATGTGAAGATTGTTTTTTAGATGGAGAATGTACAGGTATGAAATGTTATGGAGGAAATCCAATTGAGCCACCATGCACAAGATGGGGACCTGATGATGATTTAGAAGACGTTGAAAATGATTATTACGCTGGAAAAATAGCTTATGAAGAACATCTTGATAAATTACATGAAAATGAAAAAAAACAAGCTGAAATGAAAAAACAAAAACAAAAAAGAGCCAGAGAATCAAGATTCCATGTATATGAAGAAACAAAAAAAATAAACAGATTAAGAAAAGTATATAATAACAACTCAAGACTTATTAGTTTTGCCAGAGCAATAAATGTGACAAATAAAATGTTTGATATGGAAGAAAGAATTGATAAATCACCTATAGAAATAAGAAATAAAGAGATATTAAAAGAAATTGAAGAAATAAAAGAAATAAAAAAACAAAAATTAAAAGAATTAAGACAAAAAAGGAAACAAAATGGCTCAAAAAAGAATGTTTAGTTTACAAATAGTTGATACTGATGCATTTTTAGAAATGCCTACATCAACACAAAATTTATATTTTCATTTATGCATGCGAGCTGATGACGATGGGTTTATAAGTAATCCAAAAAAAATAATAAAAATAGTTAATTGTTCAATTGATGATATGAAAATATTATTTTCAAAAAGGTTTATTCTTGGTTTTGATAATGGAATAATAGTTATAAAACATTGGAAGATACATAACTATATAGCAATAGATAGATACAAAGAAACTGTTTACACTAAAGAAAAAAATAGTCTTTTTATTAAAGAAAATGGATCGTATACAGACCGTATACAAACATGTATACAAAATGTTGACTCAGATAAGGTTAGTATAGATAAGGTTAGTATAGATAAAAAGCAAAAAAAAGCATATGCGGATAATGTGAAAATGACTGAAAAAGAATACAAAAAATTATTAGACAAATATGGTGACATTCAGACAAACCGCCTTATACAATATCTATCTGATTACAAAAAAGAAAAAGGATATAAAACAAAGTCAGATTATCTAACTATATTACGCTGGGTAGTTGATGCAGCTAAGGTAAAAGAAATACCAGAAGAGGAAAAAATAATCATATCTCAACCAGCACCTGAAAACAACTATCTTGACCAGCTTAGAGAATCTGCGTCAGACGAACAAAATGATATTAAATTTTAAAATTATCAATTTGGTAAAATTTACGTTTTGTTAAAATATTTTAAAAAATGGAGCGTTTTATGAAATGCCCTATATGTGAAAAACAATTAAAAAGATTTTTATTTAATAATCCAAAAGAATATTTATTTCAGTGTAGTGATTGTAGTTTTTATATAAAAATATTAAACAAAAAAACATTATATATCATAAAAGAAAAACAAATATTAGTTAATTATAAAAAATTAAATACTTTTTGGGCTAATAAAGAATTAGAAAAAGTTAAATATTTTATAAATTTTTATCGGAAACAAATAAATAAAAAACAAATAAATTATAATATTCATTTTTTTAAAAAATGTCCTGTGTGTAAAAAAATTAAATTTTATTTAAAATTTTATAAATCTAAATGTAGACAGAAATTAAATACTACATATCAGTGTAGTTCATGCAGAAAAAATGCAAATAAAAAAATATCTTTAAAATATAATAATCTTATTAGACGTAGATATATAGATATGAAAAATATAAATTTAAAAAAATTTGGAATTAATTTAAATTTTAATTTTGATGAATTTAAAAAATGGATTGAAAGTAATGATTTTAAAAGTTATTATAATATTTTTTTAGAAAATAATAAAAAATCTGCTTATAATATTTGTGTTTCAAGAAAAGATACTACAAAGCCATATAAACTTGAAAATTTAAAACTAATTTTCAGGAATGACCTTGCAAAAAAATATAATGTTGAAAAAAAATCTAAAAATATAGCGCAAATAAAAGATGGTAAAATAATAAAAATATGGAAATCTGGAGCTGAAGCCAGTAGAACATTAAAAGAATTTCGTCAGAGTAATATTAATAAAGCTTGTAATGGTTATATAAAACGATATAAGGGATATGAATGGAAATTTTTATAAAAAACTATTGACAAAATAAATTTATTTATTATAATTTATATAGTTGTTAATATTTTTAAAAAGGCGTATTAACTTTAGAATGCAAGAATTCAGTTAGGATGTCAGTTGTATCTATGCCTTTTATTTATATAAAGTAAAATTAAATAAAAAACAATTAAAAAAGTTAAAAATAAAATATAATAGTAAAGGTATTCTTGTAAAAGAATAATAAATAAAACTTTGGAGTAATTATGAATAATATTAAATTACAGAGAAGAAGAACGAACGCATTAAACAGGCTTGAAAGCCAGTTAGTGTTAAACAAAAAGTCTACAAAATCCGGAACAGTCCAGTTAACAGATCATGATAAAAAAAGAATTAAATCTGAAATTAAAATTCTAAAAGAAAAGTTAAATTATACAAGCGACAAAGAATAACAATATAGCAAATTAAGAATATTGTTTGAGTTGCTGATTTTTTAAAATAGTTGCTATGTGGCAGGAATAGGTAGACGCCAAACCAGAGAACACTCTAATGATCGATGAGGTAGGGTTCTGGCATCAGAGTAAGTATCGTGTAAGTATCAAGCCTTACCATAGCAACTAAATATAATAGTTGCTATTTGACAAATGTCAATGACATGAAGTGGTGAGGGAAAATCTTGGACACAGGATAAGTACGGCTTCGCCGTGTGAAGGGAACATTAGGCTTACCATAGCAACTATTTTTTATAATATTTTTAAAAAGGCGTATTAACTTTAGGATGCAAGAATTCAGTTAGGCTGTCAGTTGTATCTATGCCTTTATTTATAGTTGCTATACTAGAAACTGTGAGGGCATCACTTGCAGATAGTTAAAGATGTCTTATAGCAACTATTTATTTTATTATTTTAAAGGAGCTTTAAAAATGAGAAAAATAATAACCATAATTTTTGAAACAATATTAAATATTATAGGAATAGCGTTAATAATAAAGTGGTATGATTGGAAATTATTGATTATACTATTTGTTATTTTATGGGCTAATAACATAATGATAAGTAATAGATGATTATAAATAATTTAAAAATTAAGTATATTTAAAAGGAGCTAAATAATGGGATATAAAAAACAACAAAAAAAATGGATTAAAAAACACGATGTTCAAGTAGGTGATTTTGTTAAGGTTATTAAACAGTCAGAAGATGATTTGATAGAAGACCAGAAAAATTCTATTGGTAAAATATTTAATGTTACAAGTTTTGACAAAACAAATATGCTTATTATACTTGGAAACGGATTTGGTTATTCAAGAAAAGAAATTAAAAAAATCACAGACTTAAAAGAAATTGCACCGTTTTATGTAGAGATTGAAAGTGAAAAACAATCAATGATAGCACAGGAAATATGTTTTAGTCATGGAATTGAAAAAGATGAATTTCAATCAGGAACACTTTTTATAAGAAATAGAAATTGTAAGATATATTGTTTACAGTTTAGTGGCCCATATTATAATTTCCAGGAAAGAGAAGAATCAAGGCAGCTAACCTACGATCAAATATTAAGATTTGAAAAAAATGTATATGGGCAATTACAGCGAGATATTCAAACAATCAATCAGGTTGCATTAGAAATTATAAATAGATGTGAAAAATTAAAAAAAAATAAATAATTTAAAATGAGTTTTAAAAATGGACGAATTTGGAATATTTTTTTTAGGCATGATAGTTGTAATAGTATTAAGTTTTATATTTGTTGCTATTTCAATACTATGAATTATTTTACTTATTAAAAGGAGCTAAATAATGGGATATAAAAAACAACAAAAAAAATGGATTAAAAAACACGATGTTCAAGTAGGTGATTTTGTAATGCATGCAAGTAAAGGTATATTAGAAATAAAAAAAATAGATGATTATATAATAGTAATTAATAATGAGTCTAAATTACCAAATTATCCATATTATCACGCTAATTATATGTTATGTAAAAAAATCACAGATTTAAAAGAACTCGCTCCGTTTTATGTAGAGATTGAAAGTGAAGAACAATCAAGAAAATCCCAAGAAATTTGTTTCAGTCATGGAATTGAAAAGGATTTTAATAACGATTTTAGAATAGGTACATTAGAAATACGCGCTAAAGAAGGTGATTTGATACGCTGTATACAATATAATGATATTTGTGGCCCATGGAATTTCCCTAATAAAGAAAACACAAGACGGTTAACATACGAACAATTACTAAGATTTGAAAAGAAACCAGAAGAAAAAGAGCCAAAATATGGATTATATAATGAAAATGCTTTTAAAGATGTTATAAATATTGCAATGAATTCTACATATTTTACAGCCGATTGTTTAAAAAAAGAAACCTGTGGTGATTGGATACCAAATAAAGAAAATATTCAATTTTCTGAATTATTAAAAGAACAGGATAAAGTAAATAATGATTTATATAAAAATTGTAGAGTTCCTGTTACTTATGGAGAATGGTTAAACAAAATAGGGAAAAGGGTTGAGGTATAAAGTGGAAAATATTATAGATAAGAAATGGAAAAATTTAATAATTTATAAATAAATGTTTATTTTAGTAAATAAAGTCGTATATTTATATAAGGTATTCTTGTAAAAGAATAATAAATAAAATGATAGACAAAAAGATAGAAGAGTTTAAACAACAACTTATTGAAAAATTAAAAAAATAATTCTTGACATATAAACTTTAAAATAATACTATAAAGCATACTAAAAAGTATTATCCTTTCAAAGCTCCTTTTAATTTTAAACCAGGTGTAAAAACCTGGTTTTTTTTCTTGACTTATATTAAAACTTATTCTAAAATATGAAAAAACAAAGGATATAATATGATTATAAAAAGATTTATTGTGATTGTTGACTTGACTGGATTTGATGGTCACTTTTATGGCTAAGCACCCAGGAGGAAGGCCGATGAAATATAATACACGAGAAGATTTAGAAAATGCAATTGATAATTACTTTGATGAATGTAAGTTAAATAAAAAAACAATTATAACAAAAGATGGTATACTTGATGTTATAAGCCCGAAAGTTCCTACTATTGCCGGACTAGCTTATGCTATAGGTGTAGATAGGCAAACGGTATATAACTACGAAAAGAATCAAGAGTATTTCGACATTATAAAAAGAGCGAGAGATTATATACTTGCTGAGATAGAAAGCGCAGCTATAAATGATGATGTTAATAACGGACCTGTTATATTTGTTATGAAAAACTATGGTTATTCTGATAAGCAAGAAATAGAACACTCAGGCGGTATAGAACAAAGACTTAATAGTGACCAGGTCAAAGAAGAGATAGACAAATTGTTAGAGCTTAGGGAGAGAGACAGGTGAAGTATGAAATATTGTTTATTTGTTTTATTTCGTTATCAGTTTTATACGTTTTATTATGTATTTTAAAAATATTTTATATGTTTTATTTTTTTTGTTTATGAATGATATTGAGCTTTTAAAATTATTGATTATTGAAAACCGTACTAGGATACCAAAAAAGTTATTGCCTCTTTGGGAAGATAAAAGATATAAGTTTGCAAGCGGTGGACGTGGGTCCGGCAAGAGTGAGTCTTTTGCTAAGATATTATTGTATAGGTCAAATAAGACAAAAAAAAAGATACTGTGTACAAGAGAAATACAAAACAGCATTAAAGACTCTGTACATGCTCTTTTGAAAAGATTGATAGAAGAATTACAGTATAGTGATTATGTTGTTACTGATAATTCTATTTTTCATAGAAAAAATGGAAGTGAGTTCATTTTCAAAGGTCTTTGGCAGCAAGATAAAAAGCAAACAATTAAGTCAATTGATGATATTGACATTTGCTGGGTTGAAGAGGCTCAGACGGTTAGTACTAGCAGTCTTAATATACTTGACCCCACTATAAGGCGAAAAGGGTCCGAAGTATGGTTTTCTTATAATAGACTACTTCATGATGATCCGGTGTTTGTGTTCAATAACGCTATCCCGGATGATAAGAAAATAAATATAAATTCTAATTATTATGATAATGAATATGTTACTGCCGAGTTGTTAGACCAGGCATTAAGAAGTAAAAAACAATATGAAGATGGTATCAACGAGGACTACCCTCACGTATGGCTTGGCGAACCTGTACAGTTCGGGGACCAATGTATTATCCCTTATAGCAAAGTAATGCAAGCTGTTAATCGGGATATAGAATCAGACGGAGGTATTGTTGTAGGAGCTGATATTGCTAGATTTGGTAATGATAGTATAGTGTTTTTCAAGAGAAAAGGACTTAAGGTAATTGATTACAGAGAGTATCATCACAAAAGTGTAACTGACACTGCTGACCTGTTAATTGATTTTGTTGGTAACGCCAAGGACCTTATACTTATTGATGATACGGGGGTCGGTGGGGGTGTTACTGATTATCTTAAGAAATTTGGATATAATGCGGTTGGAATCAACTTTGGTGGAAGCCCAAAAAATCAGGATAAGTATAATAATGTTATAAGTGAAATGTGGTTTGAGTTTAAGGAAATGATTGATATTGTTTCAATTCCTGATATTTCACGGTTGAAAACAGAGCTTTCTAGTAGGGAATGGAAGATGGACATCAGGCAAAAACGATGTGTTGAAAGTAAAGCTGATTACAAGAAAAGAGGGTTTAAAAGCCCTGATTTTGCAGACGCTTTATTGTTATGTTTTTATAATAGCTCATGTAGTGATAAGCCAGTATTTTTTAAAAGGATGATGTGATGTTTAAATTTTATTATCAAAAAACACAGGGAATTAGTTATAATAGTAATACTAATTACGGTGGCGGTATAAAATCTATTTCTGTGAGGTTATTTTAATGGATATTAAAGAAATTAACAAAGCAAAAAAAATATATAGCATGAGATTACAAGCTATGAATAATCAAAAAGGATTTATTGATTCTATCAGAAATATTCCTGAGAAAAATAGGCTGAAGAAAAAAATTCACGCAATGACTGAGGCTGAAAGAGACGTAACCACTACTTATATTACAAATACTCAAACTGTTAACGAGGTTGTGGATAAGAATAATTATAGGAAATATCATGAGCAGGTTAAGTTTTGCTATGATGCTTACTCTGGAGATATTGATTACGGGTCTGAGATTTTGCGCGGTGTTGTTCAAACTAAGGTTGCATTCACAGGCGGTGAGGGTCTTAGTATATTTGCTGAAAAGAAAACTACCCAAAAGTATATAGGCAAATTTCTTGAATATAATAAGCTTAATGGGTCACGGCTGATTAAGATGTTAGAGATAGGGGAGCTAGAGGGTAAGAATTTGATTTGCCTTGAAAAAGATGTAAAAAACGAGATAATGAAAGCGAGGAGCTTCTCGTGGTATACAAATCAATACAAGGTAATATGTAATGGGTTAGATACAGATGATATCAAAAGCATTGTATATAAACGGAAAGATGAAGAACAGGAAAGATATATAAGAACTGACGCGGCTGTTTATGTGAGGCTTGGCGGGACCGATTATGACATTGATCACACTAGCACCGATATGCATTGTGTTCTAACAGATATGGAAAACTTTTCAAGAGCGAAATATGACCTTAGGAAGAATAATCATCTATTTGCAAAGCTTACACCTTTTTTTAAAACTGAAAACCAAGAAGGGGCCAATTCAATTAATAATTCTATAGTTTCAGGTGAGTGGGAAATAGGGCAAGGATACGCTGGGACTGCTGATTTTAGCTTAGTTGGTCCCGGCACTGGCGCGCTTGAAGCGCTAAAAGGTGAAATGGAACTGGCATTAAAAAATATAGCAGCTACCACAGGTATCCCGATACACTGGCTTGGGTGGCCTGAGCTGATGAGTAACCGCGCGACCGCTGAAAACTTATTAGAGGTTGTGAATGCAACAACAAAGAAAAGACGATTGTTATGGGAAGAGGGAATCAAAGAGGTTGTTAGGAAATCAATGGTACTTGCTATAGACAATGGGTTTGAGGATAACAGCATCAGAGGCGATTTTCAGGTAAAACTACCATTAATATCATTAGCCAATCTCAAAATGATAGCTGATATTTGGATACCTCTTATGGACCTTGGAGTAATCAGTATGAGTACACTGAGAAACAAACTGCCTGAGATTAACCCGTCAGAAGAAAAGAAGCTAGTTGAAAAAGAAAAGCAAGAGAATATGGACAGGATGAAAGAAGGAATGATGGATGATAATATAGATGATAGTGAAGATGAGGAAGTCTCTGATAATGAAAATGAAAAATAATTGTATATAATTTGAAAAATATCTTAACAGCTGTAATTGTCAATGATATTTTTTTGTAGAGGTTAGAAAAATGGGAAATATTCCAGAAAGAACGGAAAAAAGTATACTTGGTTTGCATAATATGATCATGGAATTAGACAATAATTATAATTTAAGCCAAAAAACTATTATAGAAATAGGTAGTTGGACAGGAATTAGCGCTATAGAGTTTCAAAAACATTTTAAATTAGTTGTATGTGTTGATCCGTGGAAAGCAACTGAAGGTATTAACACTAAATTCAATATGAATGTTGTTGAAAAAATATTTGATAAAAGAACAGAAAATATAAAAAATATTAAAAAGATTAAGATGACTTCAGAAGAGGCTGCAGCTTATTTTGATTATATGACAGACTCAGGACAATCTAGTGATACCAAGTTTAATTTTATATACATTGATGGTTGTCATTCTTATGAGGAAGTAAAAAAAGACTTAAATCTTTGGAAAGATAGAGTTAAGAATGCTGTATGTGGACATGATTATTGTAGTCAATTTCCAGGAGTTGTTAAAGCAGTTGATGAAATTATAGGAAAGCCAGATGTTGTGTTTCATGACTCTAGCTGGATTAAATATAAAAAGAGGTGTAAATAATGGGGCATGTAAAATCAAGTGATCTCGGGAATCCATTAGTTGAAATGGTGGATAAAGAACTTGTAATAACAACAAATAATATTATACCTAACAATAGACAGGTATCAAAACGTGATATTACAAAAGTTGTTAATAAGATTAAAAAACATAGAAAAGAGCAGGGGAAATAAATGCCTTATAGATCGACTAAAGAATTACCTGATAATGTTAAAGTATTACCAGATAGGGCAAAAAGAATATTTATGAACGCTTTTAATGCGTCTTTTGATCATGGAGAAGAAGGCGCGCGCAAAATAGCATGGTCAGCAGTTAAGAGAAAATATAAAAAAAACGAAAAAGGTGAATGGATATTAAAAGAAAAAGTCCAATCATTTCAAAGTGATATCGTATTACAGAATTATAGAATAGATGCGTTTTCTCAGAATGAGATACTCGCAATGATTGATTCTGAAACTCTTGATAAAATTAAACAGAAAGATGAACATCCTTTTTTTCAAGCTTACACAATGATGCATGAAGGTATATCAAAGCCGCGATTATTAGGTGATGGATATAAAAAGATACACTGGACCAAACAAGCTGTAAATAGTGTAAAAAACATCATTACAAAAGGCGTGCAATTCTTTGTTAATCATAATAAAGATAACTCTACAAATAAAAGAGACTCTTTAGGCGAAATTGTAGGTGATAAAGTAGAGGAAGTTAACGGAAAATTACGTCATGTAATAGTGGGCTATTTCCCACCTGAGAAAAGGGAAGAGGCTAAGAAATATGATGTTATTAGCCAGGAGGCGAATTGGAATTTTATAGAGCAGGCAGGTCAACTGTTTGCTGATTCTATAGAAAAATTAACAGGAATTGCCTTAGGTGATTCTAATTATAGCAAACCGGCATTTCGAGAGGCGAGACGGCTAGGGTTTGTTCAAGCATTTGAGAACGAGGGAAACAACATGAACTTTGATGAAATCAAAAAGGTTATTACGTTTGACCAGATCAAACAATTGGTCGGCGAGAGAACAATCCGGCCATGGCAGCTTTTTTCAGAAAATGATATGCTGGATGATAGAGTTTTTGGCAAGAAATTAGCCGAATACGATACCATGAAAGCAGAATTAGACCGAATAAAAGAAGATGTTAAGAAAAAAGATGCTGACATAGTTACTTTAAACAAAAAGGCTCAATTGGCTGATATTGACACAAGGATTGAAAATGTTTTCAAAGAAAAAAAATTGACAGATAGACAGTTAACTTACATCAAAGATGTATTCAAAAAGAATAAAGAAAATCTTGAAGATTTGTCAACGGAAGGATTAACAAAATTTGTTGATAAACAAATGTCTATCCGCAGAGAAGTTTTGAAACATGAAGGAATAGAAGATGATATCCTGAAAAATCAACCTACAAATGATCCTGATAGCGAAGATTTCACAAAGGCAGAAAATAACGAATTATTAACAGAAGATTTATAGGAGGTAAATCATGGCTTTTGAACCAAAAGATACACTCGATTATAACCATTTGAGAGACGTCGTTCCAGTTGCTGATGTGACTAAAGGCGAGGCGGTTGTAATTAATGATACATTTTGTTTCTATTTAACGGACTGGGTAACTACCGGTAATCCAGATTATGCAGTGCCTGTATATAAGATGAGACAGGTACTCGCTGATAAGGCAGTAGGAACAGGAGAAGATATCCAGGCAGGGGAAAGGGTATATTATTACCCGGCAACTGATACAATCAGTGCAAACGCAGTCGGTACGGCTGGTACAGATTATTACTATTGTGGAACCGCAAAGGAAACGGCAGCAGCCGCAACTTCTACTATTTTGATCAGATTTGACGGTACACGATATGATGAGGCTATTTAAGGGGGTAAAGATGTTTCATGATCCAGATAAATTGATTGATATTTTAAACAGTGCGAGAAAAGGTGACCAAACTGCATCTACTAAATTCCTTATTGCTTTACAAGCGTTTATGAACCAACCGATTAAACAGTATCAGAAAAAAATACAAGCGTTTGGTACTACAAGCGATTTTGATCAGTTAACAACTGACGCGTTTAATGTCACGGTAGAGGAAGATAACTTCGACCTGAAATGGGATCAAGTTTATAGGCTTGTTACTTTGGCAAAAGGGAAAAACTTCTGGAATATTTATAATGTAGAAAATGGAATTACATTTAACAAAGTTGAAGAGGGCGAAAGAATAGAAGTAAATAAGATTTCAGGAACAAAAGCAACTGCTTATGTTGAATATTACGGCGGTGCTCTAGGTTGGACTCATGCAATGATACATTGGAGAGAAATACCAGCAATGATGGACCTCGCAATGGCTTTTAGAAATAAATTTTATTCAAACAAAGCTGATAATCATTACGCGTTATTAGCAACTGCGGCAGCATTACACGTAACGGCATATCAGGGAGCAGCAGCAGACGGACAATTGCAGAGAGATATCCAAACAATCAACCAGGCAGCATTTAATTTGACAAATCGCTGTAAAGATAAAGGTTTCGGCGATATGGCAAGTGCACAGCTTGTGATGTATGCTAACCCTTTGGACAAACGAAGAATCAACGCAGCTTTTCGAGCTACAACTCAGGCAGCAGCATCAGCTAACGCAGCAATTGCACAGCAAGTTGATTATAACATCAATGTACAGTATACATTTAACAGTAATGTAACTGCAGGTTCACCAATTCTTATTCTACCAAAAAACAAAATTCAAAGAGCAGAACCAATGCCACCTAAAACTTATAATGCACCAACCGACATTCTTACCCTTAATGAAACCCAGGCAGTATGGGCGATTTATGGCGCAATTGTAGGTGATGACGATCAAGCAGAAACAATTACATTAGGTTAATAATACAGAGGGGTGAAAATCCCCTCTCTTTTTATAGGGGTTATAATGGCTATAACAGTAGGTACAAATAGTTGGATCACATTAACTGAGGCTAATTTATACATGAGCGATAGGTTTAATAATTCTGTATGGGAAAGTGCAAGTGATTCAGACAAATCAAAATCAATTATAACAGCCTTTAAATGGTTGTATAATTCACAAAAGTTTAATATTCCTTTGACAGCAACTTCCCAAATAGTAAAAGATGCCCAGATAGAGCTAGCTAATTATATATTAGTCAACTTTGAAGAGTTTGAAAAAAGACGATCGCTTCAAACCCAGGGAGTTGAAAGTTTTAAGGTATTGAAATGGCAAGAGAAATTTATCAAATCTGCTGATATTCCAGAATTCATCCATGATATGTTAATTGATTATATTCAGAATAAAGGCGGTGTATTTTTTTCCGTTAGTAGGAATTTAAGTGGCAATAGATCGTAGAATATCGAAATTAAAAAAAAGATTAGATTCAATTGAAAAGAAATTAAAATCTTATGCAGTTGAAATATCATCCACTACGAAAACTGATCTTAAATACTGGTCAGGGTTAAGAAAAAAAATATCAAATACATACGAAGAATCAAGAATTGCGTTTTCTAAGTGGTCAAAAATAAACCTATCCGGATATTATAACGAAGAGCTTAATTCTCAGATACAAAGGATTAAGGGCCTTACATTTAAAACCAAAACAATAGATTTTAATACTTATAAAGAAAAAAATCTTAATAAAAAATCAATATTAAGAACTACAACAAATGCAAATCAGAGGTTCATAATTGGTACTATTCTTGGAGAAGAACGATTTAATCGCGTATTAAGAACTACCCAGCAAATAAACATAAGTAATAAGAAGATAGAAAAACGCTTAACTCAAACAACATCTATAAATAATCTTAGAAAAAGAATACAGAATGATCTAATGAAAAACTTGCTTGATAATAAGTTTGTTGCTGTAATTGACAAGAATGGGAAACAACGAAGTTATGATGTTAAATATTATGCTGATATGGTAGCACGCACTGAAATGAGAAACTTACAGACAGCATCCGTTCTGAACGCGGCCGCCGGAGTAGATGGGGACCTGGTCCAGGTATCTAGTCATAATACAAAAACACCATTTGACGCTCAGTTTGAGGGTAAGATATTCAGCTTGTCAGGTAATGACAAAGATTTTCCAAAAGCAGACTTTTTGCCGCCTTTTCATCCGAAATGTTGGCACGTTATAACGATTGTATTCAAAGAGGGATTAGAATCTAATGGTACATTAGAGAAAAAAATAAAAGAATCTTCAAAAGGTATATCTATACCAAAAAATAAAAAAGAAGATTTAAACAAACAAAAAAACTTGAGAGGTTTTTAAATGGGCATTGTTAGATTAAAAGATGTTAGAAGAATGCAAAGGTTTGCAAAATATGATTTGAATAATGTTAATAAAAACTGGAATAGATTAGTTGATATTGGTAATTTAGCTCCAAATTTTAAAACGCTTGGTCCTTATGATGGGATTAAAGATGCATGGAAAGAAGAGCCTTGTTATATTGTAGGTGCAGGAAAAGAAGCCGAGTTAATTGATTTGTCGAAATTAAACAAGTGTCATACTATAGGCATAAATCATATGATTGAGTATTATGATAAGTTTGAATGGTTTTTTTTCCTTGATAATAGATTTCTTGAAAAAACAACTTATGATATTAACAAATTTAAAGGGAAAATATTTCAGAAAAATACAACCGATTTTCTATCTAATCATTTGGATTGTGTTAGATTTAAAATCAAACAAACAAATGATGTACCGACATTAAATATAGAAGATGGGCTATACAATGGTGCAATGTCTGGAATATCAGCGTTAAATCTTGCTTTAATTTCTGGCGCTAATCCTATATATCTAATCGGCTGCGATGTTCCGTATTACATTAAAAGCGAAAATTATCACTATGGAGAATATACAGGTGAAATTAAAACAGATCAAAAAATGAATAAATATATAGGCGCTCTCGGATATTATGAAAAGTTTTTGCAATGGAAAGATAGAATAATTAATGTAACAGAAAATGGAAGAAATAATTTTTTTGAAAATATTAAATCAAAAGATATGCCAATTGTAGAAACGGATAAAAGAAAATCTATAATTGAAATAACGGGAAGAAAACCTATTATATGTCAGATAGGCGGCATGAAAACAATAAATGAAATGGGTGATATATCAAGATACATATATGAAAAAACTGAAGGTGTACACAAATTTTGCAATATAAATGAAAATGTCCCTGATGCTGATCTGTATATTGTAGAATCATTTTTAAATGGTGCAGATAAATATACAAATTTTAAAAAGCCTAAAAAAGATTGTAAACTTATTAGTATTATTCATACGTCAGGGAAAACAAGCCCATCTATTTATAGCGATGCCATTGTTACTATTACTAATGCTTGGAAAAGTATTATGAAAATGAGGGGTTGGGAATCAACAATGATTTATCCTGGAATTGATATGGGAAAATACAATTTAACCCCTGATTATAATAATAAAAATTTTGGAAGAATAACAAGATATAGCCCAGGGAAAGTGCATCCTCATTCTTATAATATTACAAACAATATCTTAAATGCCGTGCCAGGATCAAAATGTATAATGTTTATGAATAATAACGGAATATTTAAAGAAGCTAATAATATAAAAGTTGATAAATCTATTAAAATAAATGAAATAGAAAAAAAGGTTCAAAAACTTAATCAATTATCAATGTTTGTTGATATGCATAATACATTTCAAGAGACATTTAGTTTAGGGTTATTAGAGGCAATGGCTTCTGGGCTTCCTATATTTCTGTACAGCAAAGTTGATCAGCCAGCAATGAAAGAAGTTATATCAGACATAGGATTTTATTTTAATAATTTGTCGTTATTGGAAAAAGAGATAATCAAAAGACTACCAGATTATGAATTCAAAAAAGAATATGGACAAAAAGCAAAACAAAGAGCCTCGGAATTTTCTATAAAAAAAATGGTAGACTCTTATAATAAATTGTTTAAGGATGTGTTATATGGTTAATATCAGCTGTATTAGCTTGGCAAGAAAAGGATCAAAAAGAATCCCTGGAAAAAATTTTAAAAGTTTTTGTGGTAAACCGTTAATTCACTACACTGCTGAAATAATGGAAAAATTAAATTTTGATTCATATATAATGACAGATTTTTATGATATTAAAAATTATGTTTCTAATAATTTTAACAATGTAAAAATTATTGATATGCCTGAAAGGTTTAGCTTAGATAAGCACGATGTAAATGGTTCAATAAAATATATTGATAGCATTGTAAAAGCTGATATTTATATTCTATTACAAGCTACGTCTCCAATAAGAAATTTTAATTTAGTTTCATTATGGATTGGTGATTTTTTAAAAAATAACAAAGAGTCAGGGTTTTCTGTTAAAAAACTAGACAGTAAATACATATGGAATGAAGATGGTAAATGCATAAATTTTGATCAATCGTTAAGAGACGGAAACGGTACAAAAAGAAATAATATTTATGCAGAAACTGGGTCTTTTTATATTTTCAAAAAAAGCGCAATAGACAAAAAGCATATTATTACAGATTCAAGAGTTGTGTATTTTGACGATTATCTAATAGACATAGATACAGTTGAAGATTGGATAAATGCAGAAAAATTATACAATGAGATACACAAAAAAAAAATCAAATTATTTCTTAGCGATATAGACGGGACACTCACAGACGGATGTGTCTATTATTCGGAGTCAGGAGAAGAATTGAAAAAATTTTCTCATAGAGACGGGAGAGGGTTTCATTTGTTACATGAGATTGGAATTGAATGTGGCCTTATAACATCAGAAACAGGAGGAATAAATCGATCAAGGTTTGATAAGTTTAAAAAACTTGGAACTGTTAACTTTTTTTCTGATTCTTCGTATGGGGAAGGGAAAGTTGAAAAAATAAAACATATTCAAAATATTCTTAATATATCAAATGATGAAATTTGCTATATCGGCGATGATACTAATGATTTAGAAGCCCTAAAATATTGCAAATACAAAGCATGCCCTGCAGATTCTAATTATTTGGTAAAAAAAATTGAAGGAATCTATGTATGCAAAAATAACGGAGGTAATGGAGCCGTAAGAGAGTATATTGATTATATTATTGAAAGTGGGTTAGTATGAATACAAAGATAATAGCAGAAATAGGATATAATCATCAGGGGTCTATGCAAAAGGCTCAAATTATGATGCGTGAGGCTGCTAAGCTTGGATTGTGGGCTATTAAATTCCAAAAATGGGACATAGATAGTTTCCCAGAAAAAATTAAAAATATTAAAAGAAATCCAGAAAATAGTCTAGGTGATACATTCTATGAGCATAGAAAAGCAGTTGAATTTTCTATCGATCAACATATAGAATTAAAAGAAACAGCAGAAAAAAATGGACTAGTTTATATTTGTAGTGGGAAGGAATTAAATTCTGTTATAGATTTAGTTGAAAAAATTAAATGCAAATATATTAAACTCCCTTCTCAGAGATATAAAGATCATGAAATATTCAAATATCTATGTAAAAATAAACAAAAATATGGACTTAAAATATTAGTAAGCACTGGAATGTGTCATGATAACGAAATACCTCTTTCAGCATGGCCTAAAGTTGCTGATGTTATATTTCATTGCATTAGCCTTTATCCGGCGCAATTAAACGAATGCGATCTTGGTGTTATGAAAAAATATAGTTTTTATAATGGCTATTCAAGCCATGAGGTCCATGGAAAAGCTATTAAATATGCAGTAGGCCAGGGAATCAAGTATATTGAACGACATTATACATTTGATAAAGAAGCTAAGGGGTCTGACCATAAAATAAGCAGTGATTATAAAGAAATGAAGCGAATAATTAAAGAAATTAAAGAAGCTGAAATTGTATATGGCTCTGGAAATAGGGAAATAACAAAAAAAGAACTTGAAATAAGAAAATATTACAGGGGTTTTTAAATGAACAAAGGATTGATAGTAAGCATACAAGGATATTCGCAGCCTACAACTCAGGAATTGGCTGAAAAGGCTATTTTGGGTGGTGCAGTTGCTATAAGAACAGATAGCGAAATCAAAATACAGGGTCCTGTTATTGGCCTTAAAAAATTATACGAAAAAAAATATTATATGACAAATGATAGAACAGCTATAACTGATGTTATGAAATGGGCTGATTATGTTTCACTGGACTGCCGAAAAGGAAATGATCAAATTGATTTAATTATTTCTCATTGCCATGTTAACAATTATAAATATATTGCTGATATTGAAAATATAGAAGATTATCATAATTTAGAAAAAATACTTAATAAAAATAAGTTAATAAAACCTTCTTATATTTCCACCACTTTTAATATTTTTAATAATGATAGTCATGAAAAATTTGTTAAAGAATTAAGCTTGTTAACTAATAATATAATTATAGAAGGTGGAATATCTCAAGAAAATGAAGTTTATTTTTATTCAAGAAATAAAAATGTTTCTAATATATGTATCGGGGCAGCAATTAGCGATATAGAAAAAAACACAAAAAGATTTTCTAAGGAATATTTATGCTTTTGATCGGACAACCAAAAAGCGCGACAACGTCATTATGCTGTACGCTAGCTGATATGCTAGGTATCAAATATAGGCTTGGAATTCCTGGGACTGAACATGATAAAAATTGTCCTAGCTTTTCAGGAATACAACAATTACACGACAATATGGTACAGAGGTCAGAAAAATTTATACATGATATTTTGATTGGCAAAAAAACAATTTTCAAAGAGCATTTGTTACCGATTGATAAGCATTTATTTTTGTTAGACAAATATCAAATAAATTGTATTGTATTATTGAGAAATCCGGAACATTCTTATGATGCTTATGTAAGGCATGACAAACTTCATTATGAAAAATTTGGAGAACATATAAATTTGCCACAAATTAAAAAAGACCTTAACGAATTTTATAATAAGTATAAGTTTTTTTGTGATTATAGAGAATGGGCACTCTGTGTTGAGTATGACGACTTAATACTAAATTATGAAAAAAATATGAAAAATATCTTAACACATATTGGTGTTAATTGTAAAATTAAGCCGTTGTATAAGAAGAAGTATACAGGTGTAGGGGAAAAACGATTAAATGATAAGTAATTATTTGACTGATTTGTGTGATATTTATGATTATTCACTGGATGAGTGGGGAGTTAAAACAGAAACTATACAGGAAAATGTTAAATGTCGTGTAGAAGATTTTAATAAATTGATAAAAAATGATCATGGACAGGAAGTTGTTGGAGAAATGGAAATAATATTTAATTCAGATGTTTCTATAAATCGTAATAGTAAAATAGTAATTAAAACTAAATCCGGAGTTGTTTATGATTATGATAAAAAGTTTATCGTTCAAAAATTAAGTTCAGCAGCTATGTTTTCCAAAACGCATACTGAGGTGATTGTATGATAAAATGGAAATCTGACTTGAATAAAGGATTAAAGCTCTATGAGACAAAAACAAGCAAATCACATAATATTGCAGCAAAAAAAGTAGGATTACAATTGCTTAATTATATTGTTAATGGATCACCAAGTGAAGGAGTTACACCTCCAATCCTTACCGGAACATTACGAGGATCAGCTAGCGTGTTTCTTGGAAACGAGTTAGTACAACAAGGACCAAATGGTCCATCAAGTACTAGTGGAAACAAAAAAGATACAATTAGAATAGTTTTCAACGTCCCTTATGCAGCAAGAATGCATGAAGAACGATGGAACCCAGGTCCGATAAGCCAGCAAGCCGTGAACGTAGGAAATAAATTCATATCAAAACACATTGATGGTGATAAAACTGATTTGATGAAAATGTACGCAAAGTTAATCAAGAAGGAAAATGGATGATATATAATTTTGTTGAATATTTAAAAATAGAATTACCTGCAGAAAAAATATTCACAAATACAAAAGAAATACAAGTTCCAGAAAGAGTTGTTTTTGTAAAAGAAAATGGCGGCGATATTCAGCCATGGTTTGGGTATACTCAAAAAATGATACAAATTATAACAAGAGATATTGACGCTGTACGAGCGCGAGAGTTAAGCTACAGTGTTAAAAATAAATTACATGATAAATTCGGTCTAATATTACCGGCAGTTACTGTTAATGGTATCCTGTATGGAGCTATACATTCCGCGCAGATAACAGCCGAGCAGGAACCACAAAGTATAGGTTATGATGAAAATGGAAATGCGGAATATTCTACAAACTATAAAATAATTTTTAGGAGGGATTAAAATGGCTGCTAATCCTCCAATTGGAAATAATTTTATTGAGGGGCCTCTTGGTGTATGCCGTGTTAGTTTCAACGGGGTAGATTATGGGAAAACTCTTAATAATATTGAAATACAAAAAGACCAGGACATTAAAGAGCTTTTCTACGCTCAAGACGGAACAAAAAGAGCTGATAACACTAGAACCGGCGTAATGTATATGGTTACATGCGAGTTCGCTGTTCCTACAATTGCACTGCTTAACGCGATTGATTCAGGGATATCAAAATCTGGTGCTGGTAATTCTGCTAGCTTCGGGCGTAATTTATACACTCTTTGGTCAGAAGAAACAAGCGAACTTGTTTTGTCAAGAGTTGACTCAGAAGGCGATGCTTATGCTGATAATTTCTTTAAAATGACTTTTTATAAAGCTCACGGAGAGATAACTGGACCCATTGTATATGGACCAGATCAGCAAAGAACTATCCAGGTGACTTTTCATATCTATTTTGATAGCACAAAAAATAGTTTTGGCTATATCGGATATGAAACAAGCTTGGGACTTTAAAAAATAATTTAGGGGTTATTTGTGAAACAATTTAAAGAAAATTTTAAAACTGAAAAAATTCAGCTATTTGACATTGATGGAAAAGAACATATTATTGAAACAAAGTTTCTGCCGTCATCTACAATTAAAAAGATTGAAACTATTACAGAAGCGTATATTGCAGAGGAAAAAGGACATGTTGATTACATTCATAATATTATGATAATTATGTTTGGAAAAACGGTTGATTATTGGAAAAAATTTTCTGTCGATCTTTTGGGAGAAGTTGTTAAATATGTTCGTAATCCTGAAAAAAAAAATTAGATGATAAATGGGTATATGATCTTGTAATTTTGAAACAAAATGGATTTTCTGTTAAAGAAATTGATAATATGGATTATTTACAGAAAGAAAGCATTATTCATATTATTAAAAAAAATAACAGAAAAAAAGACATTAAAAACCAGTTGTTGCTAGCTGAATGTATAAATAACGCATATGTCGGTAGCCAGCCAAAAATTAAAGGTACCACAGGTGAACACCAGCAGCAATTTGCAAGATGGAAAGAAAAAAAGATGCAAGAATTATACCCAGATTATCAGAAACCAACTGTTTGGGATACTTTAAAAGAAGTCAAACAGAAAAGAAAGAAAATAATAATAAGGTGATGTTATGGCTTTTGATGCTGGAAGCGCACAAGGACATTTAATTCTCGATGCAGGACAATTTTTAGCTGAAATTAAGAAATCTCAAAAAGCTAATAATAATATGACTGCTAGCATTTTCAAAGCCAGTGTAGCTTATGACGCATTTAAAAAAGTTCTTTCTACTACTGCCGGTGCCGTAAAACAATCTATAAATTTATCCAAAGATTTTGCTGAAGAAAACAGTAAATTTAATACCGTATTCAAAGACGTTGGTAAAAGCGCAAACGATATGCGCAAATCTCTTGTTGATAGTTATGGGCTAAGTAAAAAAGCGTCTACAGAATTGTTAGCGTCTACAGGCGATCTTTTGAGTGGTTTTGGATTTGCCGGAAAAGACGCTTTAAAATTATCTGGTGAGGTTCAAAAACTTGCCGTTGATTTAGCTTCATTCACTAATTATTCAGGTGGAGCGAAAGGCGCATCTGAGGCATTGACAAAAGCATTATTAGGAGAGAGAGAAAGCGTAAAATCTCTTGGTATTTCAATCATGGAAGCTGATATCCAAGCAGAATTATTAGCTCAGGGGAAAGAAAATCTTACCGGGCTGGCATTGCGTCAGGCAAAAGCTGAAATAACACTACAATTAGCATTACAGCAGTCAAAAAATGCAATTGGTGATTATGCCAGGACAAGCGATCAATTAGCAAATAGACAGCGCCAACTTTCATCAGTGACAGAAGATATTCAAGTTTTAATCGGCGAGACGTTCACTCCGATTTTGAATGACCTTACAGGATCGTTATTGAATGGCGCCCGTGGTTTTCGTGATTTTTTAAGTTCAGCAGACGGAATTGACAAAATATCAATAACTTTCGGAATACTTTCAGGAACAATAGAAGTCGGGAAACAAGTATTTAAAGATTTGTATGATGTAATATCAAAATCTATTAAGCCGGTAATAGATAATATTAAAGAAAGTTTTTCAAAATTAACAGAAGAATCTCAGGGAAATGTAAAAGCGTTAACGGCTTTTCAAGCCGTAACAAAACTTGTTGGAATGGGATTATCAATAATAATAAAAATAGTTGCCTCAATTATTCAAGGTTTCATCGATTATTATAATATCCTAAAAGAAGTCGGGTTATTGATAAAAGATTTTTTCGCGGCTCTTGCAAATCCAACAAAATGGAAACAATTTCAAAAACAATTAAAAGACAGCGCAGATGCTTTCAAAGATTTTGGAAAAAATTTGATCGAAAATACCGCCGATGTTATAAATACAGTAAAAGAAGAATGGACAACTTTCCCAGAAGACCTAAAAGACCCTGCTAAATCGTATACTGATATTTTTGAAAAAGCAAGTGAAGAGGCTAAAAAGAAATTTTTGAAAAATAAACAAGAAATGGCAGCCGGTGAAGATAAATTAAATGATCAAATTGCAAGTTCATCTAAAACAAAACTTCAATCATGGGTTGAAAATGTAAAGTCTGCAAACGCAAAAGCAGCCAAAGCATTTGAAGAAAATGGAAAAGAAATTCTTGATAATGTAAGCTTTGTAGCTGGACAAATCGCTGACGCTTATAACTCAATATCCGGTGTTGTCCAGGATTATCTTGATAATGAAGTGAAAATAATAGAGGCAAAAGGACAAGAAAAACTTTCAAAATTAGAATCAGAAAAAGAAGAAAGATTAACTCAAAATGAGGATTTTTTCACAACTCGCCAGGAACAATTATTAGCAGATTATGAAAATTCGCTTATTTCTGAAGAGGAATATAACGAACAAAAAAACTTACTCGATCAACAAAAAGCTGATAAAGAAACTGAAATACAAGCTCAAATGGATTCTAAAATAGCAAAACAAAAAGATGAAAATAGAAAAAAAGAAAACACAGCAAAGAAAAAAGCCTTTGAAGCTCAAAAAGCAAATCAAATTGCTAATATCTGGATTCAATATGCAATTGGCCTGGTTGGATTATGGGCGCAATCGATCGCTCAGCTTGGACCTATAGCTGGGGCTGTTCTTGCTGGAATTATGACAGGAGTATTGACCGGAGTTGCAATAGCACAAACTGCAATCATTTCACAGCAAAATTTCATTCCTGAACGTCAAATGGGTGGTATGGCCTCTGGTGTGACAAGAGTTAATGAGGCTGGAGGAGAAATAATAACCCTCCCGGATGGTTCCCAGGTAATTCCGAACGATATTTCTCGCCAAATAGCTAATAATACTGGTGGTGGTGAAAAAAACATAACAATCAATGTTAATAATCCAAAATTAAATAATAAAATGGATGTAAAGACAATGGTTGATCAAATTATTACAGAAATGACCAGGAGGAAAGCTTTTGGATAGATACACACTAATTACTCAATCAGGGGAAGAATATAATATACCTGACAAAACAATGAGAATTCTTTCAAGGTCTTTTTCTATTGATCTGGATATAATAGAAAGAAGTTTCCGTCCTGGTGCAAATCTAATAGGTATACCGAGACAACAAAGTACTACGCTTGATTTTCAATTTCAACAAAATTATCCTTTAGAAAAAAGTTTTCGAGATTATATGAATAATCTTTTATATTGGCTTAATAACGTTGTTCTTATTCGTGATAATGTTAATAATATTGAAACTGACATAATACTTGAGGGTAACGAAATAAATTATGATGATGGTGGTTTCAATCTTGGGACAACTGGTAATACTATAACTTTCAGGCAGCTTAAGCCTTTTTGGCGTGATGTTAATGAAACCGTTGTCACCGAGTCAGGTTCTGGTTCTAATTATATTACAGTGCAAAATAATGGATATATAGAAACCCCTGGCATTATAACATTAACAGCTATTGAGCCAACTACAAAATTTTCATTAAGAGTAGTTGAGACAGGATATGGGATATTGGTTGAGGATTTGGAATTCGGATTAAATGGGCTTAATATATATATAATTGACAATGAAACCGGTATTGTTTCGTTGTCAGGTATAAATAGGAATAATAAAATAAAAAATGGAACTGGATTCTTCAATTTTCAAGTAGGGAAAAATACTCTTGAATTTCTTTATAACGGAAATCTTGGAATAGAAGTTGAATATAAACAGAGGTATTATTTGTAATGGCATTATTAAAACCTATTTTAAATTCTAGTTTTATATTTGGGTCTACTGTTTTAAACGGTGTTAAAACATATGTAGGCGAGGTAGAATTTTTAAAAAATTTTAGTGCAGAATTACAATTTTTTTCTATATCTGATTCTTTTCTAGGTGATATCAGGCTTGATAATGATAGCTCTAATTATTTGAAATTAAAATTAACTGAAAATAAAATAGGAGGGTTAAAAGGGTTTCAATTTGAAATTGATGTATTACCAAATTTTTCATTTTTTAATTTAATGAAAATAAAATTTTTCATTAATAGTATACATTCTTATACCGGAGAATTATTATTAAGTGATCAACAAGATGATGATTCGTCAATAAAATCTTTTTCTGGAAGAGGATATGTAAAGTATCTTGATGATATTGATAATATAACAGTTACATATGAAAATAAAACGCTAAAAGAAATTATAATTGATCAAATTGAAACAAATATTTCTCCAAATACACCTATAGAATATGATTCAGATAAAATAAATCCTCCTGATATAACAATAACAAAAATGGAATTTTCCGACAAATCTGTAAATAAAATATTTAATGAAATTTTAGAAATAGCAAATAAAGATTATAACATAAAACAATACACATACGGAATTGACAAAGATATGTTTTTTTATTTTTCGCAAATAGAAACAGAAATAAAAGACGGCTTTTTTGAGGGTTATCAATTTCAAAAACCAAAAGTAAAACAAGATGATTCTAAAATAATTAACGAATTAAATATATATCGAGCAAAAGAAAATCAATCAGATGAGTTAGAATTTGTTAGCTCTGTTTCTGATAGTGAAAGTCAATCAAGATATGGGTTGAGAAAATCAAAATTAACAGTTAATGAATACATTGACAATGATACAGTTTTAAAAATTGCAAATGCAAAATTAAATAGGTTTAAAGACCCTTTTACTCAAATTGATATAAAAGATTTAGAAATTGACAATATTTTTGAAATAGGATTTTACAAAATTTCAAGCAAAATAAAAGAATACAAAAAACTCATAAATGATTGTGAGGATTTGTCATTATGGAATTTAGATGTTTTCCCATCTGTAATACAAATTGATAGTGATAATTTTATATCTGGTAAAAATTCTTTTAAATGGGAATCTCCTGGAAACGCAGCAGGAAACACAATAAATTTTGAATTAAACGAAACTATAATGTATCCTACTACTTTAATAGCGTATTTTAAACAAAATTCTGCAGGAACTTTAATTAACATGACTGTATATGATGAAGATAATAATGAAATAAACGCAGGCCCAGAAATGTTTTATAACATTCTAACAGAAGATGGTGGATTTTTGTTGACAGAAGATAATGATTTTATAGTTCAAGAAGACACGGACCAGTTTGGTATTGATATAAAAATAACAGAAGACTGGTTTTTATTTGAATTTGATATTTCTGCAATATCAAATATAAAAAAAATTGCTTATTTTATTATATCAAATGACGCTTTCATAATTAACCTTGACAGAATAGAAGTTATTTCAAAATCTTATTTTACCCGTGAATTAACACTTGACAAGGCTAATTATGAACTATATAGAACAGGGATTAAATTTAATGGTTCTTTTGGAGAAAATATAGAAACGATAATAGATGATTTGAAAAAAGTTGAAAATGAAAATAAAAATATTTTAGGATTATTTGAGAAATAGGAGGAAAAATGTCTTTAATATGGGATGATGTTAAAAATTTATCATATAATTCATTCACCGGTGAATATTCTGATAATAGAATATCTGAAGAAGAACACATAATACCATCTTCAGCTCCATATATTGTACAATTATATCATAGTCCTGTTAGAAATGTTCCCTCTACAGTTACTGCAAAAATTAAAGAAACCGGGCAGACGCTAATAGAAAGAAGCAAAACAACTATACCGTCAGTTAATCAGTTTAATATAAATTATGACGAATTATCAAACGGACAAGTCAGAGTTCATTCATCTAATGCTGGGAAAACTCTTCAAATAAGCTATGACATGATAGGAACTATAATAAATAAAGAATCTTTAGAATCTTTAATTTTTACAGGCGATAGGGAATGGAATGGAGAACAAACGTTTAATTCTGATATGAATATAAATGGTGATATAAACGGTAATCAAGAAATAAATGGTAATCTAATTATCAATGGAACATTAAACGCTCAAGATAATGTTACTTTCGTTAAAGGGTTCAAAGGGAATTCCGCAATACCTATTACATCTATATCTGATATAAATAATATTTATTTTTACGTTGTATCTATTCCTTCCTGGAACATGGACACAGACGCAACAAACATTATAAATATCAGATCAGGGCCTCTAGGAACTGATTACACAGAGGCAAACAAAAGAATATTCAATATTTCAGGGAAAGTATGGGATGATTCTTTTGCAAATAATTATTTTTTTGGGCAAGGAAATAAT